TGAGACTTTTGATATTATTTGCGTAGGGTTGAGCTGGAACCTTGGAGGTGTTATTGAACCACCCGACCTTCAGCTCTTCTACGTTGGCAATAGAGGTATCGAAGACAAAGAAGACTCGGTTGTTGTCTCTGTCTGTTCGAAGCATCTCCACCCCCGCCGTCTGGAGATACGCCGCAAAGTACAAGTCAGGAGTTCTAAACTCCTTCGTTCCATTTCCCTTGGTTGTCATTCGGTCCTCATCTAATCTGGGTATATTTCAACTGTGAAGTGTAATCTAGGTTCGGTTCTACATCTAAGCGGCCCCCTAGGGTAAGGGGGCCGAGTCACAACAGACTTTGGTCAGGTACAAGTAAACTCAGGGGATACCATGTCGTTGACTTGGACTCGAACCTTAGTCAGGGTAGCCGCGATTGCTCCGTAGGTGTTCGAAGCCGTTGGTCCGAGGACTACAGCGGCCGGAATATCAATCTGAGTATCAGTGATGGTACCACCACCGGCAATGATCTGTTCCTGAGTAATTCTCTTTGCCCCTTTTCCGATGAGAACTACGGTGGTCTCATAGAGACCATAACCAGCTAGGCCACCTGAAGACCCGGTAATCCTAAGGGCACCAGCACCAGGAGTGTTGGTAGCTGCACCAGTGACAATCGGAGTCTTCACTGAGAACTGAGTAGACCCATCATCAGCCAAACATACGATGGCTTGACCAGGGGTGAAAGCTGGGAATCTTCGTGGATCCGGATTGAAGCCACTAAGATTTGGGGGGGCCACGTATGGCGAGAGATACCCTTTGATGTTCCCGTTGAGGAAACTCTTCTTGAGGACATCTGTCTCAACGAAGTGGTATGCTAAGAGTGCCTGAAGTGCTGCCACCTGAGCATTCGAAGTACCACCACCGGTCACCGTTTTAATCTGGGTGCCGGAGATGTTGTAGTTGGACAGAGTGATAGCTCCACCTGTATAGACAGGTACTGTAGCAGTAATCAAAGCAGCAGCTGTTCCAGCAAGGCCTTGATCTGTGATATACTTCTGAATCGCAGCCGAGTTAGGAGGAGAGAGGTACCTATCCTGTCCTCTCGGGGACTCAGTGGTTGCATTGGCTGTGGATTTGGGCTCCACGTCCGCAAGGAAAATAGCTTTTTCGAGATCCCGACGAATGACTGCGATGAACATAAAAGTGTCCTCCTGAAAACTTATGCGGACTGTAACTTGCCTCTTGCTTGATCAATTCTCAAAAACCGAAGAATCTGACCGTAATGTGTGTAAAAATCGGATACAGCCTGTCCAAAAGCTAGTTGATTAGACAGGCGAACAAACTTTGCACGCCTAAGGATCAGCTCTAACCGACGCAACTGCGTTTGATAAATGCTAGATCGTTCGAGCTTTTGGAGCTCTCCCTCATTAGCCTTCATGGTTGCAAAGCGTCGGTTCATGTCTCTTAGTAGCTCTTGAGTTTGAATCTGAAAGAAGAGGTTCTTAGGTCTCCAGACATTATCCAGTTTTTGGAAGGCATCAACTTCCCTATCCAGAACTTGAGTTAGGTTTGGTTGTGCCTCCACCTTGAGCTCATTAGATGGTTGCTGGGACCAAGGTAACAAGACTGTTGGCGTTTACAGCAACTGTATCCCCTGTCGTCAGACCAGCAGGGTAACCTGTGGTTGTCGTAGGAATGACGATTGAGGTATCTGAAATCGATCCACTAGCAGCTATGATGTTGGCTGCCGTAATGGTTCCAACATGTCCGGTTGTAGTAACCGAAGTGAGGTTCGGAAGAATTGAACGGAACCCTGTACCTGTGAGAGTAAGGTTCCCACCACCAATGACAGCAGTTGCGATCGTAGGTGCTGTGTTAGTCACGGTAATTGCACGAGTTACAGTCTGATTGTCTGCTGTGACACTAACCGTAGACGTACCGATAGTAATCCCTGATGGGAGTAAAGATTCAGGAATCACAATCGAGGTAGCTGAGAAGGTTCCACCAACTGCTGCTGCAATGGCTGCAGCTGAAAGGGTAGTAGTCCCAATAAGAACCGATGATACATCCGGGGCTAATGAAGTGAAGTTAGTCCCAGTGATCGTCAAGGTATAGGCACCACCTGCCTCAATCACAGCTGCACTAATAGTTGGAGCTGCCACATCAGCTGGGGTAAATGAGGTGACTGTGATTAGAGGTGACGGACTCTTGTGAGATAAGCCGTAGATTACCCCTCTGTCTTGACTGATGAGAACCCTGTCCGATTCCGCAACGTCGATATACCCTCGGATTGTAGTAGAGTGGGTCGGAGGGTTATTGGAAAGAATCTTCCAGTATGGGATGTAGCACTTCTGCTTCGGGTTATTCACGTCAGGGGCAACACTCTTATCCTTGCCTCCAAGTGAGTTACCATCTCGTTGGTACTTGTTCTTGTCACCAACTCCACGTTTTGCTGTCTTGTTCGGGAGTCCGTCATCAATATCATTGATAAGGATGCCACCTGTTGAAACTTGTGTATGAGCTAACCTTAGCATCTTGAGACTCCTAATAGTGTCTTGGGGTATTCGACCAGACTCCAGTGAACAGGGTTCACTGGAACAAGGGGTATAAGAAGATCAACCGGAACCAAACCTGTGGGCACCCTCATAACCAGTGATCGCTATCATTGAGCATATTTTGCATTGAAGAAAGGCTAATCATCGGTGGGTTATCCCCTGGTTTTGAAAAGTGAGTCTATTGGATCAGTACTTGTAGAAGTCTAACTAGGTTATACAAAGTCCTAATTTGGCTCGTTCCAGGAAAAGGAACCCCAAAAGGTTTCATTGCCTGCATTCGTGTTTGTGACTGCTAGTACAAGCTCATCTCGAGTACCGTCCAGAGCAACCCCAAGTGTTAGTTGCTCAACTATTGTATTGCTATTTTGACTTGTAGCCCCACCAAAGACCCCTGATGCCAGTATAGTCCCTAGATTGGTGACTGTAGTTCTTGAGATATCATACTCGACAGCAGAGTTGGATACTGTATTGGGGGTAAACGTTCCTGTGATTGTTGGATTTATCAACACATACCATATACCAGCACCTGTGCTTGAACAGGATACCGATGAATCAGAAGGGTACACTGGAGCATGCAAGTAGGTATTGTTCTGATTTCTAATTGAAACTAGCTGTTGTGTTGTACCAGAACTAATTAGTCTGCCGGAAGTTGTAGCTATAGATCTTTTTGTACCGACAAATTCAAAACCACCCTCACTGATTACGGTAGAGCAAATTGCCTCTAGAGAGCCAGATCCTCCAGAACTTGTACATTCATAGCGTATAGGCAGGTTAGGGGTTTGCATATACACTGAGGTTGCTACATTGGCGTTGAGAAATCGATGGGCAATTACAAATTGTCCATCGATAACGAGTCCGATTCTAACAGAACCTACGCCAAGCCATTCAAAGTCACAGAAGAAGATTTGTGCTTTTGAGATGTCTAACGATTTACCACTAGGACCAGACCCATCCAAAGGATCAATCCAACTAGATCTGGGAACACTAGTGTTTGAGACGATCCCGCTCACATTACTTCTGAGGACCACACTTAGGTTTGTTCCGGACAGTTCTAGGTAAATACCATTAGAATCGTCGAAGTAACCAACTCTCTTTGTTACTCCTGCCTGACCACCAGAGGTGCATATAAAAGTAGCCATAACCAGAAACGACTTTCCTGGTTGGTAGCTGAAGTAACGTTTCGTTTGACGAATAGTTCTATCGTTGTTAACGGTAACCCCTAAAGAGGTTGATGACCTTTGATTAGAGTAGGTTATGGACCCAGATCCAGAGGTTGAAGTGGTCCAATAGAGGGGTTGAGAGTCATATATCTGCTTGGAATCAAAGATAGTTGCTGGTTCCGATACGCGAAGTCTTTGAAATGCATCTAATGACAATGGAATAGGACTCCCAAGATTGTCATATAGAACAGTGACTGGTGAAACAATGTCTCCGCCTATCATGATACCACCCTTATTCTGGAAGCCTCAAAAACTCCGTTATATGTGACAGTGTCTGTGAGGGTCTGAACTAGAACCCCATTAGAGTAAGACTTGGTCACTATCGTTGTTGGTTGATTTCTTGAGTTCCTGGTAAACAAGGATTCCTTCAACTTAACTGATCCAACGGAGGTAAACCATGTAACAGAAGTAGGGAACAAACCCCCAGAGATAACCATGTAACTATCTATTATTTCCAGAAAGCTCTCGAGCTTTGAAAACTGGGAAGGTGAGATGAACCCATTGTTAGAAGCGTCAGCAAGGCCATGGGAAAGTCCCCCTTGACTCCCCGCTGGATGTTGACCGTGATCATGTATGTGAGAGGCATCCGCAAATCGCCCTGAACTTCCAGCGGCGTTACTATCATCAACGTCTTTGATATCGGAGAGAAGTCCTGGTACTACGCCTGATGCGGCAGCAGTTGTTGAAATCTTCCCTAGAGAAGATCCGACTGGAATTGTGGCTAATGTCCCTACAACAGCTACATAAAGAGAGACGTTGTTTAGAGATATATCAGGAGTAAATGATACCGGAGCCCCATCTGAAGTTCGACGGTAGTAAAACCACAACCTCCACTTGAGGTTAGTTCCTAGATCAGATCGATAACTCAGGATACCAAATACTTCTTGAGCATCTTGTCCGATGGGTGGCGAGCTTATTACGTCAGAAACTTGAGTTAGAGTGCCATCCGAAGTAGCAATCTGAACTGGTACGTTGTGTTGACCTGGAAAGTCTATCTTGTTATAGGGTTGATCAAAGTTAGGAGAAGACCCTAAACCCCCTTCTCCAGTTCCAGTTCCGGTTTCATCTCCGACGCTAGAAAATGAAACTGCGACAACTCCTTGAACTCCGGCTCCAGCGATAGATCCACCAGGGACCACTCCAGTAAATAGGGAGTCATTGAGGGGAAGGGGTTGGTTAGTTCCGGTAGTTGTAGTACTATCAATGAGATTATAGGTGGCCCGATTGACTGAGTTAACCCCTATACTATCAGCGTACCCTTGAGTTGCTGCATCTGTCGAAGAGGTTGGAACAGCTATGTTGATAAGTCTATGGTTGTTTATGCTGATATCCCCTGCAGCATCGCTTAGAATGTTCTCAGGGGGTTTTTGTTCCCAACCATCATTGGTAGCATTACGCCTGAGAATACCTCTTTCAATATTGGCAGGAAGTTCTTCTCTACCTGGGCCATATTGTGCAAAACTAGTCATGAGACAATCTCGATGAGTGAGTGCCACTCAATGGTTCCGGAGAGACCTGTGACTAGGATTACTGCACTAGGGCCATCTATGGTAGCAGTAACATCTAGATTTGAGTCCTCCTTGTAATCTGGGCTTGGAGCGATATCTTGTAGCAGGGTAGCTGATCCTGACCCTACACGTTTGACGGTGAACTCTCTGACAAACTTAGCGACAATGACCCCTGAGGTTCGGATAGCAATGATGGTGGCTCGAATAGCCGTAACTCTATCTGTTCCTAATTCCATGCTATAGAGTTGAGTAGGGACAGTATCCGTAGTCACAATAGAAGGTTGGACGATTGGGATACCACCATTAATGAGCTGGAGAATAGTACCAAAACCGTTGTTCTTCAAGTCAGTCGGGGAAACAGACATAGCTCACCCGATCCTAAGTAGGAACTCAATGGGTGCCCCCACCGTGTTCGTGATAGTGGTTTCTGTAAAGTCCTCGTTGTGAACGATATCCACTGTTCCAGTTGCATCCACCCACGTTACAGTTGGTCCAACCATAACTCTCTTGAGTAATACTATACTTGGAATGTATCCAAGACCATGATCAATGGTGATTGAGTTACCAGGCCCTGGAGAGGCCACCAACGTCAGGGTGTCGTTAAGTCTTAACTTACCTACTTGGGCAAACTGAAACAGGTCCCCCTTCTGAGCCGAACGAAGTACTTCAGAAGTGTCAGGAAGGTATACAGACTTACCAGCTCCGATATACCTATCCTCAGCTCTTCGAGCTTCCGTCTGGCCTTGCCTAATGATGCGCAAGTCCTTTAGGTAGATTGCACCCGAAGTAAGGTTTGTGACTTTCACTACTAGTAGTGGGTATCAAACGATTAGATTACCTTGGATTGGCGTATCTGAACATAGTAGAAAAAGCAGAGCTACCACCTGAACCACGAACCCAAAAAGATGTTACAAGACCGTCAAAACCAATGCCTTCTTGGGTGGTTGGGACAATAATTTCTGGACCCCCTTCCTGAAAAGCCAAGTAGATCGAAGGACTACCGATTGTCCGAAGACGGAAGTTATCCATCGCTCTTGGAAGATCAATCCGAAGTGATTGACTGATGTCAGTCCCACTAGGTGCTGTGCTGTTGAACCCTGTTTGGACAGGACCGTCAAAGGGAGGAAGAACCAATGTCGGAGCACTCGGGGCTGGAGTAATCATCTCTGCGTTTGAAGCATTCACAAAAACCAGCTTGAGCCAAAATGCAGCATCAGTTAGACCAAAGTTCTGAGGCTTGAAGACTATCCTGACATGCTCTCCAGGTTGAATTGGACTCATACCCCTCACATCAGGATCCTCGTACCCGTATAGGTTCTTAGTCATGATAGTAGTGGCAAAAGATCCAGCAGGGTCTTGGCCAACATCAGTCTTCAACCTGTAACCAACTACTCCAGAGGAAGGGGTTTGAATCGGGGTGACAAGGTCAATAATCCCAGGCCTTCTTCGAAGAATAGAAAATATTCTTGCACTCATGATACCGCGTGCTCCTGCTTCTTCACCAATGGTGTGTAAGTCGACGCAGAAGCATCCCCTTTCTCTTTACGAGCTAGCTCCTGTGCCTCTTTCCAAGTTCCAGTTTCTACTCCATCGAAGTTTGGTTGTAGGCTTGCCTTAAAAACATGGTCCCGCTCTCTTCTGCCTACCTCTTCACGCCTCTTCTTACGGTAAGCATTCTCCTTGATGGACTTAGTAGCCCACCCACCGGACTCACCCTCTTTCAAAATAAATCCTAGGTTTCCAGGGGAGAATCCGATCTGAGCTGGTAGCCCACAATTGTTGCAAGGAATCTCTTTCTTCCCAGCTTTTATGGAATCATACTCAGAGTAGGAGAGTCGTTGATCTTTCGTAGTCCCACATTCATGACATTCTACAACGTAGGTTGGCATCTAATCCTCATTTTCATTTACCCCTCTTACGAGTGGGGATGGACCACTTTCTTGCGTGGCCAATAACAGCAGCTACGTGCTTGCAAACACGATTGACTCGAGTAGGGTCTTTGATGTCAGGAGTTGACGCGGTACCTGTGGGCTTACCATCCAAGTACCGATCCTGCTTAGCGTGATATTCAGACCCCAACCATCTCCAAGCCTTACATGAACAAGAGAACGAGACATCCATTCTCGCTAAAGCAGTGATGTTCCCTTTTCGTGCGGCCTTAAGCCGAACCATCTTGGGTCCGTTCCCACAATCAACAGTGAAGATCCACCGAAGGTTAGTAACGTCAACACGCTTGACACCAACCGAACAGGTACGAGCCTTGTTCAAAACTTTCGGATTGAGACCTTCTTCAATCTCGGAAATCTTAGTAGCTACTCGAAGCTGACCCTCGAGGGGAAGCCTAATTTCATGCGCTGTACGAAGGAGGTACAGTTGAACCACATCTTCAATAAGGGCCGCATTGTGTCGATTGGGGATCTTGTCCCTATATGGATAGGGTGTCTGATTGAAATCCTTGTCCGTACGCGGACCAGGCCTATTGTAAGTCGGTTTGGCTTCTGAATGATCTATCTCGTCACCCTTGCCCTGATCTTTCAAGAGATCATCAGCATCATCCACCTTGTACATTGAGGTGTCCTCAACGTCAGGTTGTCTAGCATCCTCCTCAGAAGGTTTTGCAAAGGTAGCTGACCCAGGAATATCTGAGTCGAGAGACACACCTCTATCCGAAGGCCCCGTCCCCGGGAGACCAGACTCCGCTACGGGAGTACCCCCAGCTGAATAGGGGGGACGAAGTATCAGAGGTTGACTCATTTGTTTTGTGAAAGAGCCTCTTTGATGTAATCTCGAGCTGTTTTTGTTGATACCTTGAGTAAGTCCCCTAGTTCAGAAAGTAACCAAGTGATCACTTGCTCTGGTCGACTCGATCTAGGGACTGGGATAGTCCCGTACGGATGATCCAAGACTACAACCCCAGAGCACTCATCTGAAGCTATGTGCAAATTAATGGCTGCTTTGATAGCTTCAGTCTCCCCAGGTCTAGTGATCTCGAGAATAGTATAGTTCCCGTAATCCCAACCACGAGGAAGGGTGCTCTCACTCTTGAGTACCTTGATCTTGGTCCCTCTTCCAATACGAGACTTCAGCTCCTTGACGTATCTTGTAGACAAGGGTCTTGGTAGGTAATTAGGGTCCGTTACTCGGTAATCATACCCAGCAGCTTCCTTACCCATTGCCAATCGAACGTAATGACGAGCAGTGAAGCCAAAACCCAACTGCATTGGGTTCTCTTCATCCAATGC